TTCATATTGCATGGATATATCCATCTCATCATCAATGTATTTAGGAATATTCTCTTTTACCCATGCCTGAGTCTGTTCTTCAATGTTGTGGAAGTCCTCAACACCATCTATCCATGAACCGCAGAAGGCACATCCACCTTCGTAATAAAATGCTTTCACCAAAAACCCTAGTTCAGCTAATTTGGCATAGGCATCAGTTGGTGGACTCCATGCAGAGTCAAAGTAAACAAACATGGTTTTATCGCATCCTTGAGCATGATTGCTTCGGTCAGCATCATATCCAATGTCCCATTTAGTCCCCCAGTTCTGCACTCGCCAATCCCACCATGCTTGGTCAGGATTAACAAAGTCAGCCACTGGCTTACCAGTAATATGACTGTTATCAAAAGTAGGCTTTACTTTTACCTTTGTGTAATCAGGCTCAGGCACAAAAGTCGCTAAAAACTTCCCAGACTCCCATGCTTCTTTCGCCTTCTTAATCATCTCAGGATCATTGTGTTCTAAATACAAGTTGTTATCGCACCAGTTAGGCATAGTCATTCCCCTTTAAGTTCAAAAAAGTTAAATACAGATACATCATCATCCCTCAAGCAATCAGCTAGATATACAAATAACCACTCAATCGCTTGCTCTTCGCTTTCAGCTTCAATTACTTCCTTGTAGGTAATCTCAAACTTCGGCATCATCACTCCTCAAATTCGTTAATGTCGTAAAACACTGTTCCCCAGTGTTCTCCGTTTTTCTGTAAATCTGAATGATTCAATTCCATTTCCCTAGCAATTTCTTCTGCTTGTTCTATGGTGTCAGCATCAATCAATACTCTTATTTCACTTGAAAAACTCGCAGTAAAACTAGGCATTTTCCATCTCCATAAATTCCAAAACATCAGCTCTGAAGATATCCAATGGATAATCCTCATTGATGATTTCAGTTAATAGGTCAAGAAAATCATCAACACTCATGTTGTCAGACCCTAGCCATCCTTCCACCATGGCTTTGCTTATAAGTTTTTTACCAGTTTTTAAGTAGTAATCTGCTTCTTCTTCAGTTGCAAAGGTATGCAGTATTTCATCCCCATTGACATTGCTACACCATATGTCCCACTGGTTTTCACTTCTCTTTGATTTATAGGTCATTGCCATCATCATCCCCTTCAATTAAATCGGCTTCTTCACAAACAAACTCAGGGTGTTCAGGTCGTATATCGCCTTCCTTATACATACCCCAAGCCACCATTTCAGCATCCCTTGGATCAGTTGCTTCCACTTCCACATAGTCAGCAGTGGTCATTAACACGCTATATTTAGGCATCATGCACTCCATCAAAAATTACTTCTTGTATTTGAAAATCTTCATTATCCAGTTCATCCCAAGCATAGTAATTGCCTTCAGCAATCAAACGCTTTGCATCTTCTTCTGATTCAGCCACCACCTTTATTTGGTGATAAACCTTGGATGTTGCATACGCAATGTAAAAATTACTCATATTCCACCTCATAGATAGTCGGATTGTCTTTATCAATGGATAACAAGATAGTCCCCTCATCAAGCTCATCACCACTCTTGAGTTCAGCTAGTTCAGCATCAGTCATGTAGTAGTAAATCTTGTTATCGCACCATGAGTCCTCATAGGCATTGCTTGGGTGTCCTTCTTCCTCAATGCCCAGTAAAACTGAGTAGGTTTCCCCACCCAGTTCAATCTCGGCATCATAGGCATATACAGTGTATTTGCCCATGTTATTCACCATGAAGCACGATAGTAGAAGTCCCACTTGGCAGTATCCAGTTTCAATACTTTCTCAAGTCCCTTAACAGTTTCTTCAATCTCAGACCAATACCAATCGTCATAGTCAGTTGATCCAAAGAAGAAGCCATCCGCAGTAGGCAATAAGCCCACATCCTTTTGCAGTAAGACAGACTCGCACAGGTCTTTGAGTCGCACCAGTTGTTTAGCTTCAACCCAGTATTCTTGGCAATCATCCTCACCCCCTTGGCAGTTATCCACAAACCACTTGTGAATATGGTTAGCTTTACGCCAATAGAAAGCATCTACCGCTACTTCTTTGACTCTCATGCCATCAGATAAATCATCTTTCATCACATCATCCAGTTGGTCTTGCAAGGCTTTGTCCTCATCTTTGTAATTCCAAACATAACGCTTGGCAGTTAAATACATATCTAATCCCATGGTGTCCCCCTTAGTATTCGCTAGTTAGCATCAAAACATTGTCAGTCAAAAAGAATTCATACTCCCCTTCAGGGCAGTCAGTGAATTCAATGTTCTTAGTCTTTAAAACCTTGCAGTCCCCATCTTCCACAGTGATTGTGGCTTTGCCATCAGCCACCACCATCTTGATTGACAAGAAGTAATCCACCTCTTGCAATGGAAATACTTCAGTTGCCACAATATCCAAAAACCAGTAGGCACTGGCTTCAGAGCAGAAGTAGTCAACGCCATCCGTATGCACCATCTTAGGCACAAACATACATGACCTATGATAGTTTTCAGTCCCAGTAAATTGATTCAATTCCATGTTATTCCCCTTGCATAAGTTCGTTATAAAAAGACCATGTAGAGCTAATACAGTCCCCACAGGCATTAAACACATCTACCACCACACCATCATCATCCATCTTGATATTGATATAACCACCAGTTGCACCATCCTTATCAAAATTGATTGCAACAGAGTCGTTATCCAATTCCACGACAGACAAATCAAACCCCTTAATCGTTGTTTTCATAATTACCTCAACACTGGAAGGACTGATTTCTCAGGATGCGAAGTAAACAACGCACCACCATCATTGCCTTCATCATCCATGGATGCGAAAAACCAAATACCAGTTTCCAACATAAATGCAACAGGTCTTGAAGTCCAATCCATGTCTTCTGCTTCTCTATGGCTTACATAGCGAACCCTAGTTATCTTTTTGCCTAGTAATAGACTACTGGCTTCATTAGTCCAGTGATCCTCAATCTCCAATTCATTCATCTTTGATAATTCATTCATTGCTTTCCCCTTTTGTTGATAAAACCTCAAAATCCCTCTGCTTCCACTTGGTAATGCGACATAGCACACCATTGGTGGCTCTGAAAGAATCCTTACCAAAGTAGCTTTCAAAGGTAAAGGTATCCTCAGAGAATTGCCCAAAGCTCATTGGCTTGGCAAACTTGACCACATCCCCAATAACTAGCTTGGCAGATTTCTTCTTGGTGGCTTTTGCACGACAGGCATCACGCCATGCCTTGGCATTGTCATTAAATGGTGGAAAGAGAGCATCCAGTTTATCCAGTAGCTTCTTCGGTGCATCATAGTAGTAGGGATGCACAGTTTCCCCCATTTCCTTGAAGTAAAGCCAACCATCCTCTTTGCGAGTCAGGATAATGATGGCTTCAGCCAAGATAATCCCAGTAGCTTTGTCTTGCACCTTGTGGATGCCATACGCAGTGTTGCCACGCATGGATACATCCGTTAATTCCCACTTGTGAGTATCAGACTCGTTAGTGAATTCCTTTACTAACCAGTCCTTTGTTGGCAGTGAGTCAAACTTTTGTGAACCAGTCCATCCCATGTTAATCCCCTTCCACTGTAAAAAATTTGCCTACCTTGTTGCCATTGGTATCGTGAATGACACCTACCTTAAACTGAGAATCAACCATCCTGATAACCAGTTGCAAGTTGGCAATAATCTCATCATAAAAAGACTGCTCATACGCTGAGTTATCGGTGCGGATTTCAATCATAAATTTCATTAGTTTCCCCTTAATGAGTTAAGTTAGCGTAATGCACGCCATAGTCAGCACATACCTTGACAAAGAATTCATCCTTTTTCAATGCACCAGTCATAGCGGATGCAATCTCTCTTGCAGTCCGATAAGGCATGGCGTTTTCCAAGTGAACCCTAGCAATAGCTTTAGGCACAGGCTTTGAATTGATATACCACTGAATCATTTGTATCTCCTAGCAGTTGACTAAGACTGGATGCACTTGTAGCTATGCACCCAGTTTCGGGGATTCACCCCATCATCAGTTAGTCTGAAGTTTCGCAGTGCAAGGCAAACATCAGGCACAGACCAACAGTTGATGCAATTAAAGTAAAGATATACAAAGGTGCGGGATTCTCTGATACCACATAGATAGAGAGCATAAACAGACCAAAAATAGCAAGGTTTAAAAAGTAAATAAAGTGTTTCATCATCATCCCCTTAGAAGGTTTTAATCCAAATACGATTGTCATCAGCGAAGTCATAGATTGACTGCAAGGCATAGTCAGCTTCTTCAATGTCATCAGCGATTAGTAGCTCATCAACGGCATCAGAGAATCGGTAGAAGTCAACAATGTCGTTGAGTTGTGGGTTAGCATCAATGAAGGCAGTAAACACCTTGTGCAGACTGTTAATCATTTCGCTATCGGTAATATCAGCAGACTCATACTTGGCATACAAGTCAGCAACATCTATTTCATGTTTCCAGTTAGCCATTATTCTTCCCCTTCAAAGTAGTCAGATTCAACAACACCATTTTCCATGGCGATTTCTTCAATGCGATTGAAGTGGTTAGAGTTGGCAATAGCTTTGCCAATCAGTTCAGATAGCTCATAGAATTCAGTGATGAATTCGCCTTTGCCTTCGTAGTTGTCAATCAATCGGTCAACGATAGCAGTCGCTACATCAACCATACTGGCATTGTGATAATTGCTTGTCATAATAATTTTCCCCTTTGTTATGTCAATGACAGTCTTACGACTGTTTCGGCTACTCAAGCCATCATCAGATTGACTGGGCGAATCGTGGCATGAAGCATCCAGTCAGCTTCTTGCTATCGTTATCCCAATGGTTATAGATACCAACAACATCATGCTTGAATGAGAATAGGTCATCAGTATCTAACATGGCATCCAAGTCCAATGGTGTATCCATGTGGCAGTAGGCTAAACGAATAGCGATATCTACTGCTAGGTCTTGTGGTAAGTCTTGAGTTGTGATTGCCATGAATCTATCAGCTACTCGTATTGTTTTCTCTAAGTCTTTCATATGTATTTCCCCTTTGGTTAAAACGCAGTTGATTCAATATCGTCTTGCTTGTCTAGGTAAGCATCAACATAGGACTGTAGCTCTTCAACAGTCTTAAACAAATCAAACTGGCACTCTGATAACACTTCAAGAATATCGCCATCAGTCCAAGACTCAACAATCACAGACCAACCCTTATCGTATCTATCATTAGCTACGACACGCACTGCTTGTATTAACACTTGTTCGTCTTTCATTTAATTCCCCTTTTATTTAATTAAACCGATACAACAGACTTCATTGTCAATAAATCTGTATTGACTTGTCAACACCTTTTAAACAAATATTTTCACTCTATATAAACAAAGGCTTCCAAGGCATTTGATACAGCTCAGGAAGGGCTTGCTTGCGGATAACTGGGCATAAAAAGGGAAAGCATGGCTCTAAAACACGCCTAAATTGCACTCTAACGCTTGTTAGAGTAGCGAAGCGATACAGTCCAGTGAGTCAAACTCATACAGAGAGAGATACCAAAGATATCCAATAGACAGACACCAGTTGCACATAGCTATCGTCTTGTCCTATTATCACTACTACTAAATCCTCATTAAATACCTATGACCAAACTAACACGCAAACAAATAGCTGAAGGACTCAAGGCAATGCCTATGAATACTCTGCTACTGGGTGCAAGCAGTAAGACAACCAAGCTAACCCCAAAGCAGATGAAGTTCGCAGAGGAGATAGCCAAGGGCGAGAGCAAGGCTCAGGCATACAGGAATAGTCATAACTCAACAGGCAAACCACACACACAATCACGCAATGGGCAGAAGCTATTAAAGAATGACGCAATACAAACCCAAGTAGATGCCTTCAAGGTGGCAATGGAAGCGAATAAATATCAAACTCCTGCTCACTTGAGGATGCACATAATCCATTCTTTGACACAAAAGACTCTTGACCCTGAAGTCCCACACGCACAACAGTTGAAGGCACTGGAGTTGCTTGGCAAGATAACAGAGGTATCACTCTTCACTCAACGCATTGAGCATATCAAGACAGACAGTAGCGAAGCAATGCGAGAGAAGCTAATTAAATCGTTATCACTGGCTATGAATTCTAGTGGGGATAAAAAGATTGCTGAGTATTCTGCGGAGTCATTACTGGCAGAGTTGACTGGCGAAGCACAGGTTAATGATGATGCAAGCCCAGTTAATGTATCAGATGATGGTGTTATGGATGTAGATGCGATTGATGTGGGTGGCGTAGGGGTTTCCGATGGCGATTTCTCCGCACCGACAGGGGTATCACCCCCAAAATTTGACGATTGCACAGTGGCCTCATTGCATAGTAATCCACTCACTCAATCACCAACTTTAGAAATTTCCCTTCAAAATCAAGACCCTGCAACTCTAACATCTGTTAGAGTGGGGGAGGGGGGTATAAAAATTTCCCAGGACGAGGGTAATAGCGCTACAGAAACACCCCCCGTCACTTTTTGGGTAGAAAAGGCATAGGGGGGTATATGAAAATTTGGACATATGAAGAAATGTTGTTGGCGATCCAGTCGATGACGGAAGAAGAGAAGCAGAAGTTATTAACAATGTTATTGCGCGATGAGGCGGTGATGATCATGACGAAGAGGTATCCAGAGTGAGTAAGCACACACCTGAGGCAGAGTTAGCTAGGAAGCAATGGCAAAGGTTTATAAGGAATGTTTTTATTAAGTTTGATAAGTTGACATTTGAGGACAAGATTAAGTGGTACGAGGCAAATAGATGACACCCGCCCAGAAAGAGATCTTTATTGTGATAGATGAGTGGTGGAAGACCTTTGGGTTTGGTCCTAGCATTGATGACGTTATGCGGGTAACGGGCGAGAAGAGTCGTAGCAATGTGGCTAGAAAAATGAAATTACTCGTTGAGATTGGAGTATGTAAGGGAGTGCCTAGAAGAGCGCGATCGATTCGGCCTGCGGGTTTAAGGGTGAGAACAATTGAGTAAATTAGAAGAACTCATAGATAAGCTGCCTGAGGGCGAGCGTGAGTCTTTACTTGCAATGGCACAGGCGTATTCAGATGCTGTGACCAGGGAAAAAGCGCAAGTCAGTTTTATGGACTTTGTTAAGGTCATGTGGCCTGGGTTCATTCATGGCAGGCATCACGCTTTGATGGCTAAGAAGTTTGAGGACATAGCAGCTGGGAAGATTAAGCGGCTGATCATTAATATGCCTCCGCGACACACAAAGTCAGAGTTTGCCTCGTATTTATTGCCAGCTTGGTTCCTAGGTAGATTCCCTAATAAGAAGATCATTCAGTGTTCTAACACAGCCGAACTAGCGGTTGGCTTTGGTCGTAAGGTACGTAACTTGGTGGATGGTGATGTTTATTCAAAGGTGTTTCCAAATGTCAATCTTAGGTCTGATAGTAAAGCTGCTGGTCGTTGGTCTACTAGCGGGAACGGTGAGTATTTTGCTATTGGTGTTGGCGGTACTGTTACAGGTAAAGGTGCTGATTTATTGGTTATTGACGATCCGCACTCGGAGCAAGAGGCAGCCTTAGCAGCTAGTAACCCTGAGGTGTACGACAAGGTTTATGAATGGTATTCATCTGGTCCACGCCAACGTTTGCAACCAGGCGGTGCAATTGTGATCGTTATGACTCGTTGGGGTAAACGAGATTTAACGGGCAGGATTTTACAAAGCGCGATTGAAAGGGATGGAGATGAATGGGAGCAAATTGATTTACCAGCCATTTTACCGAGCGAGAAACCTTTATGGCCAGAGTTTTGGTCGTATGAAGAGTTGGTTAAATTACGTAACGAACTTCCCGTTTCAAAATGGTCTGCGCAGTACCAGCAGCAACCGACATCTGAAGCGGGTGCGATTGTTAAACGCGAGTGGTGGAAGGAATGGGAACATGAGACGCCCCCACCATGCGAATTTATTATCCAGTCATGGGACACAGCGTTTACTAAGAATGAACGGTCAGACTATTCTGCTTGCACGACATGGGGAGTCTTTTATAAAGATGAGAATCCAGACGATGTGAACGTGATCCTTTTGGATGCTTATAAAGAACGGCTAGAGTTTCCTGAATTAAAAGAACGAGCTTTGCAAATGTACCGTGAATGGGAACCCGATGCGTTCATTGTTGAGGCAAAAGCCTCTGGTGCGCCGCTAGTTTTTGAATTAAGAAGGATGGGTATTCCTGTACAAGAATTTACACCAACCCGTGGTAATGATAAGATTTCGAGAGTAAACTCCGTATCAGACTTGTTTGCTTCTGGCAAGATATGGTGTCCTCGTACGCGATGGGCAGAAGAGGTGATGGAAGAGATGGCTGCATTTCCTAATTCGGATCACGATGACTTGGTTGACTCTGCGACTCAAGCCCTGATACGCTTTAGAAAAGGCGGTTTTTTAAGATTACAAACGGATGAAGTAGACGATCCTGTTTACTTTAGACGCAAAGTAGCATATTACTAAGGATAGATATGTCAATAGAAAAAAGTTTATACGAACTCCCTCAGGGTTTAGAGGCTATCAACGATGCTGAACCAGCCATTGAGATTGAAATTGAAGACCCAGAGGCAGTGAATATTGCTATTGACGGTTTAGAGATTGAGATCCGCGAAGAAGAAGATGAATTCAGCAAGAACTTAGCTGAAGAGATTGATGAAAATACCCTATCAAGCCTAGCCAATGACTTAATTGGGGATGTTGACTCAGACATCAGTGCCAGAAAAGACTGGATTCAGACCTATGTTGACGGTTTAGAGCTGCTAGGTATGAAGATTGAAGAAAGAACTGAGCCATGGGAAGGCGCTTGTGGCGTTTATCACCCACTATTGTCAGAAGCTTTAGTTAAATTCCAAGCGGAAACTGTGATGGAAACGCTTCCAGCCAGTGGCCCAGTAAAAACAGTGATTATTGGCAAAGAAACTCCAGAAAAAATGGATGCTGCCAAACGAGTTCAAGCCGACATGAACTACCAAATCACAGATGTGATGCCAGAATACCGCCCAGAACACGAGCGCATGGTCTGGGGACTTGGTTTATCAGGTAACGCATTTAAGAAAGTCTATTACGATCCACATATTGAGCGCCAGGTCTCAATTTATGTACCTGCTGAAGACATCATTGTTCCTTACGGAGCATCGAGTCTAGAAACAGCCGAGCGTGTAACGCATGTAATGCGTAAAACTGGCAATGAATTGCGCCGTTTACAAGTGGCTGGTTTCTACCGTGACATAGAACTGGGCGATCCAGTCATGACAATGGATGAAGTGGAGAAAGAAATTGCAAGAAAAATGGGATTCCGTGCCACAACGGATGATCGCTTTAAGTTATTAGAAATGCACGTAGACTTGGACTTACCAGGCTACGAAGATGTAGATGAAGACGGCGAGCCAACAGGCATTGCTCTTCCATACGTAGTGACCATTGAAAAAGGTACGCAAAACGTACTAGCCATTCGCAGAAACTGGAACCCAGATGACTCAACCAAGCAAAAACGCCAACATTTTGTACATTACGGCTATGTACCTGGCTTTGGTTTCTACTGTTTTGGTCTTATCCATCTTATTGGCGCATTTGCTAAGTCAGGCACATCTATCATCCGTCAATTGGTTGATGCTGGCACACTAAGTAACCTACCAGGCGGCTTTAAAACCCGTGGTATGCGTGTTAAAGGTGACGATACACCAATTGCCCCAGGCGAATTCCGAGATGTAGACGTTCCATCTGGCACATTAAAAGATAACTTATTGCCTCTTCCATACAAAGAGCCAAGCCAAGTTCTTTATAGCTTGATGAATACCATTGTGGATGAAGGACGCCGCTTTGCATCCGCAGCCGACCTGAAGATCAGCGATATGTCAGCCAACTCACCAGTTGGTACAACATTAGCCATCCTAGAGCGTACCTTGAAGGTAATGTCAGCGGTTCAAGCCCGTGTTCATTACTCAATGAAACAAGAGTTAAAGCTATTAAAAGGAATCATCCGTGACTACACGCCAGAAGAATACAGCTATCAACCATCAGAAGGTAGCCGTCTTGCCAAGCAGTCTGATTACGACAATGTGGACGTTATCCCTGTGTCAGATCCTAATGCTGCAACAATGTCACAGAAGGTTGTCCAGTATCAGGCGGTTCTACAGTTAGCCCAGCAAGCGCCACAGCTATACAACTTAGCTAAGTTGCACCGTCAAATGTTAGAAGTATTGGGTATTAAAAACGCTGAGAAGCTTGTCAAGCTAGAAGAAGACAAGAAGCCAGAAGACCCAATTACAGAGAATATGAACATCATCAATATGAAGCCAGTCAAGGCGTTCTACTACCAAGATCATCAGGCTCATATCCAAGTTCATATGAACGCAATTCAAGATCCTAAGATTGGTCAGTTAATTGGTCAAAACCCAAATGCGCAGGCTATCCAAGCAGCAGCCATGGCGCACATTAACGAACACTTAGGCTTTGAATATAAGAAACAAATGGAACAACTTATTGGCGTTCCATTGCCAGATGCAGAAGACGAAAACGAGATTCCAAAAGATCTTGAAGTCCGTATTTCTCAAATGGCAGCTCAAGCCTCTGACATGTTGCTCAACCGCAACAAGACTGAGGTGGCAGCACAGCAAGCCCAGCAAGCAGCTCAAGATCCTGTTATTCAGATGCAAATCAAAGAACAACAGCTTGAAGAGCAAGAGTTATTGCGTAAGAAGCAGAAAGACGTCCTTGATGCAGCAGCCAAAGCTGACCAGATCAAGGTTGAGAAAGAGCGCATTGAATCGCAAGAACGTATTGCTGGTATGCAAATTGGCGCTAAAACCGCTGTTGATCGTGAAGAACTTGAGTTTAAAAAACAAATTGAGGGATTCAAGATTGGCAAGGAATTAGCACAAGGTCAAAAACAACCTGTCAAAAAGGGTAAAGAATGATTGACTCAAATCTTGACTACCTCTTAGACCACAACAGAGAACGCATTGAAATGCTCAAAAACGCATTAGCTGCTGGGAACTGTCAGTCTTACGAGGAGTATAAGTACACATGTGGCCAGTTACGAGGTCTTGAAGCTGCATGTTTAACCATCATAGACCTCAAACAAAGAATGGAGAACTCGGATGAGTGAAATCCTTATCGGCTCAAACCCCGA